GCCTTCGTATTTCCATGAGGAATTCAAGCAGATCATCTACGCCCAGAAGATGGGATTGAACCCGATCAATGATGGCGGCGTCTGGCCGCTGTACGACCTGCCGGGCCTGAAGATCGTGGACTACGGCGGCGGTCCCGCGTCGATGCTCCTGAAGGTCAGAGGGGCCAAGTATCGGACCGTCGTGGACCCGTGCGATTACCCCTCCTGGACGCGCGATCGATACGCCGGAGCCGGGATCGAGCTCGTCCAGGTCCAAGGCGAGGATTTCACGACCACCGGGTTCGATGAGGCGTGGTGTTACAACGTGCTCCAGCACACCCAGGACCCGGCGCGGGTGATCGCGTCGATGCGGCGTGCGGCCGATCTCGTTCGGATCTTCGAATGGGTGGAGATGCCGCGGAGCCCCGGCCATCCCCACGTTCTCAAGGTCGTGAAGCTGATGGAGGCTCTCGGAACGCCGGGATGGTGGGATTCCGGCCCGGTGATGTGGCCGGAGACGCCTGTGAGCCCCCCGATCTTCGCGGGCTTCGCCTTCTGGGGCTATTTCAGCGGATGATCCCCAAGGTCTTTCACAGGATCTGGCTGGATGAAGAGGAATCCCCGCGCTTCATCCCTTGGCGTCACCGGCTGGAAGAGCTTCATCCCGATTGGGAGATCAAGACCTGGCAGGACTCGAGCGCGCTCGATTGGCTGATCAACGAGGACGAATTCCGCAAAGCCCTGATCGATGATCCCTACGGCCGCGCGCCGGACATCCTCCGCTATGAATTGCTCTGGCGGTTCGGCGGTGTCTACATCGATACCGATTTCGAACCGCTTCGGCCGTTCGATCCGTTGCTCACCGATCCGCGGCCCTTCGCCGGCTGGGAGAACGATCGGACGATGTGTACCGCGGTGCTGGCCTCTCCCCCGGCTCATCCCGCGATCGGGCAGCTGATCGAAGAGCTGCCCGCGCATCTGGCCGAACATGCCGGAGCCACGCCGAACATCGCATCCGGTCCTGAGTACGCAACCGCGCGATGGCGGTACCGGGATGACGTTCGCCGCTTGCCCGTGTCGGTGTTCTATCCGGTCGGATGGTGGGAGCGGAAGCTTCTGGGCCACGTCACCTATCCCGACACGACCATAGCGGTTCACCATTGGGCCAAAGGGTGGGGATGATGCAGAAGCGGTGTCCGATCTGCGGCGGGACGGAAGATCACCCCTGTTATCTACCGCGGATCTTGCGAAGCCTGTTCGCAACCACACCCGCGGGGTTATGCGCGGTCCCGTTCCACCGCCCGCATTAGAGGGGGATGATGGATGCGTGCCCTCTCAGAGCGTCAGATCGAGGTCTTGCAAGCGATGGCCGACGGTGCCTCATACGATCAGATCTCTGAGCGGCTGTTCATGGCGAGGCCGACCGTGAAGGCTCACGCTTCCTCCATCTACCGGAAGCTCGGCGCGCTCAATAAGGGACACGCGATCGCGCTGGGGATGCGCGCGGGCCTCATCCATTGATGGATGTGGTCTACCTCTGCCGACCGGGCAGGAACGAAGAGCTCCGCTTCAGCCTCCGATCCCTTCGGAACATCCCGCACGATCGCGTTTGGATCTTCGGTGGAGCACCCGATTGGGTCACGGTTCCGGTGTTCCCGGTGAGCCGGCACACCGGAGCGTCATACGCCACGACCACGGAAGCCCTGTTGGCCGCGGCGCATCATCCAGAGGTTTCCGATCGGTTCCTCTTGATGAACGACGATTTCTTCATCATGGCTCCGATCGGGTCCATGCCGACCCTTCATCGCGGCCGGGTTCAAGCGGCGGCGACGGACTACCAACGGCGCGGCGTCACCGGATACGCCGGAGCGTTGGTGGCCATGGGGGAATGGCTCGCCGATCACGGCCATCCCGATCCGCTGTGCTATGAGCTCCACGTTCCGATGGTGATGGACAAGGCCACGGTCAGGGAGCTGCCCGGCCTCGGGATCGGCGGTAAGCCGTTCGATATGCACAAGCGGACGCTCTACGGGAACCATGCCCATATCGGCGGATCGTTGTACCGGGATGCGAAGGTGATCCGCGGGGATGCCGACCGGCTCTTCCTCTCGACGACCGATCAGAGCTTCCACAGCTTCGCGGTTGGCAAGCGCATCCGAAGAGCCTTCCCCGATCCAAGCCCCTACGAACGGGCGGTGAGCGATGCAGATCCTAGCGACCGGCGCATTCCGCGCCGCCATGTTCCCCTCGAGGGCCACGATCTCGCGGCGACCGGTGGGGGATGACGTAACCCAGGACGCCGAGGGTGGGCTCACGGATACCCCGGTGGATGTCTTCACCGATGTGGCGTGCCAATTCGGATCGCTCACGATGATGCTGGATTCCGAAGACGCCCGCGTTGAGGGCGAATTCCAAGACCGCCGCTATTCGTGCTTCCTCGATGGTGACTATGACGTGAGGGAGTACGACCTCGCCACGATCGAAGGGACGACCTACGACGTGGTTGGCGTCTCTCACGATTCCTGGGCCGTCGTCACCGCTCTTCATCTGGAGGCTCGATGATCAGGATCGACGTGGAGGGCGTAGCGGCGAGCGTGGCCAAGTTTGCAGCCATGGCCGCGGCCGTTCAGCCTGCCGCGGACCTGGGGACCAAAGCCGGCGCGGCCGTCGTCGAAGAGTACGCACAGGCCAACGTGCCGGTCCGGTCCGGTCGCCTCCGCGATTCGATCCACGTCGAAGAGGATGATGAGGGTGGCGTCTTGGTCGGCTCCGATGTCGAATATGCCTTGTACGTCGAAGAGGGAACCTCCGACACGCCCGCGGAGCCGTACCTCAGACCCGCGCTCGATGCCTCCGGCGAAGAGGTCAACGCGGCCGTCTCCGCCGCGGTCGGAGCGGTCTTGCGATGAGCATCGAGAGCGAGATCTTCGATGAGCTTCGCGCGACCTTCGATCGCGTGCTCCCGGCAGGCAAGGTGGAGCTCGGAACCCTGATGCCTTGCGTGACGTATCAGCGCATCTCCACGCGGCGGCTCCGATCGCATGACGGAACCTCTGCGGTTCAACCGCTGTTCCAGATCGACTGTTGGGCCGATAGCGCGCTCTCTGCCCGCGTGGCGGGGGGCGACGTGATCGAGATCTTCGAGCCTCAGATCGGTCATTACATGATCGACGACGACCGGGGCCCGCGCTGGGATCCTGACGCGAAGCTCTATCGGCGGACCGTTGATGTCCGCGTCCATACGGGCGCAGAGAGCGAGGTCTCTTGATCTGACCATTCCCCGATCTCGGACCCCGCACGATGACCGAAGCACGATGGATGGAAGGGGGAAGGCATGACCGTAGCTGTGCTCGCTCAGGGCTCGACCATCACGTTCAACAGCTCGCCGATCGGCGAGGTTACGAACGCGGATTTCGCGGTCGATACCGATCAGCTCGAGGTCACGAACCACGATTCGCCGGATGGCTACCGCGAATACATCGCGGGGCTGAAGACGCCGCAAGAGGTTCCGATGACGGTGAACCTTGATCCGACGCTTCATGAAACGTTGCTCGGCCTCACCGGCGATTCGTCGAACCCGGCTTCACTCGTCCTGGAGACGCCCAACGGGATGACGTTCACCGTGGACGCCTGGCTCAAGGGCTTCAACGCCCATGCGCCGGCTACCGGAGCCGCGCTCACCGCTGATCTGACGTTCCAGACGACCGGACCCATGCTCGTTTCAGGGTCCTGAACACCGTGAGCCGGGGGGGGTTGCCCACGCCCCCCCCGGCTCATCACGTATGTCTGAACCACGACCACCGCACGATGACCGAAGCACGATGACCGGGAAGGAACAGGAGATGACAGAGTACGGAACCGCAGCGGATATCTTGGCCGTTCAGCCACAGACGGAAGAGATCGTCGTTCCTGAATGGGCCGGTAAGACCTTCATCGTCCGTGAGATGTCGGGCGATGAGCGAGAGGCGTACGAAAGCTCTCTCGGCTCGCTGAAAAACGGGACCTGGACGCCCAACGCGAAGAGCCGTGCGCTCGCCCGGCTGGCCGTTCAGACGTTGGTGGACCGTGAAGGCGTCCGGCTGTTCCGGGCGAACCAGATCGAAGACGTTTCCAAGCTCCCCGCGGGCGGGCTCCAGCGGATCGCGAAGGTCGCCCGCAAGCTCTCGGGCCTCGGCGATGAAGAGGAAGCCGAGAT